ACTCGCAGGGTGCTAAGGACCACACCACGGTGCATACTAGTGATGATGCGTCAACTTGGGCTCAAAACTTTGTGATGCCAGTGTTTGCGTGTTTCCTTAAAGGGATTCTCCCAACCTCTTTATATTATGTCGTTGTAAGGGTTTTGAATTGTGCGGTCACAAAAAGATTGGAAATTGCTCCTCAACTGTTAGCAAAGATCATCGAAATGAATAAAGATCCCAAAAAACCTCTAGACAACATGACATCTTCTGGCATGAACCAATTAAGAGATGAATTTTTAGGATGGACTCCAACTAGACAATTGTTAGATCATCCATTTTCTAATTTCATGAGAAATGAGAGCAACATGATGCAAGGTATCTTCCACTATACCTCAACTGTTTTACATGCAGGACATCTGTACATGTTGGAGGAAGTCTTCAATCACTATTTCAAGAGAATGACAACTGGAATGCCTGATCTGCATTTAAAACTAACTCCGAAATGTACTTCAGATGATAGTGCTGTTACCTTTTCAATTTGGTCAAAGAAGATGTTGGAACCTAGTGTTAAGGTTCTGTTGGGTGTGATTTTGAGCAACATGTGCAATATGAAGAAGATATCTTATCCTTTAATGTGTGCTAAGCAGTCGCATGAAAAGAGTACTATCGCAGCTTTCATGCCTGTCGAAGAATTCAATTCAATGTTCTACATTCTCAGATCATTGTTCTCATGTTCTTTAAAATTCATTTTCGCTTTATTAAGGATGAAGCCTTCATCCTCAATTGTGGCAAGATTAGAAAGTTATGCGAATTCACTTAAGCAAACAGTTGAAAATGGTTGTAGCTTCTTCACTGCTTCATGTGCTCAAGAGCTTTATGCAAGGTGTCATTACGCATGTTTTGGGATGAACATTAGCAAAATATTTAAGGAATTTGCAAAAAGGTTGATTAAATTTGGTCATCCTGCTTGGGGGCTCTTCCTTTATCACCCTGAAGCATTAATGCTTTTGGGACACGAATTTGCGTATTATCTTTATTTAGACAGATTTCCAAAAGCCTTGTTGATTGAACAAACTTTACTGAGTAGGTCTGAATCAATTTTAAATGAGGATGGTACCCCTGGCTCAATGGCAAACATTTACATCTCTTGGGGTAAAGATCAGAAATTAAGATTGTTTCAGGATTCACTATTCAAAATAGGATTGCCT